TTGTGACTCTGCTGGTTCTTCTTGATAAGTGTTTACGGCATCTGCCATGTGTTACTCCGTTTCTATTGCGCCTTTAGCTAGCTGAGGTGCAGCACCCTGTGCCATACCTGCTGCTGTTTGTTCTAACATTTGTTGTTGCATCATCTGCTGTTGCATCATCTGTTCTTGTTCTTTCTGTTCGTCTGACTTAATAAGTCCTGACGTATCAATACCAAGAGATGCTGCAAGTCTGTCTATGTAATCACCAAGGTTCATCTCACTTTGGATAACTTCAGGACCAAGTGGCTGAAGATACTGCAAGAAAGCTGCAAGTTTATTAAGGTCTTGCCCACGGCCTAGTGCCTCAATACCAGTTACGACAGTAGGTTTAACACTATCCCTTGGCATCTTAGGCATCTTGCCCTGTGTCTCCAATGAGGTCAACAGCAAGTTAATCATAGGCAACTGGAACTCTTGTGATAGAACTGAGTACACGCCCCCAAGCGCAGTCTCTAGTTCTTGTGCCATAAAACGTACTTCTTCGGCTGTGACACGATCAGCATTACGCTGTACAGCACTGTTCAACAGGAAGGCCGCAGCCAATCTGTCGTTAATCATACGCATAGTTTCTAGTGCAACACGGAAATCACCTGACTTCTGTACTTGCATAGCTGAGACATCGTTAGCATCACCAGTTACAAACGCACCGTTAGGTGCTTTGGATAGCTGACTAGTCTTGGTTGTACCATTAGGACGTACCAAGAATAGTAGCTTTGCTGATGCAGCACTACCCTCAACAATAGCCTTAGTTAGTGCCTCAAGGCTACGTAAGTCTCCTAAGTATTCTTCAATGAAGCCACGCCCATAGTCCTCACCATCAATACGGATAAACCGTAGTGGGATAAAGGGATTTCGGTCTACTTTATAAGTACCCTTGGACTCCTCAATGGATATACCTGCTACCTCTTGTTCAGTTTCCCATCCTTTTTTAGTACGGATAACTTTAGTATACAGGTGGTGGTTCTTCATTGGGGTATCACCTGCTGTAATGACAGCTTGTGCTGCCTCTGGCAACATAATACCCGCTACTGATTCTTTTGTAATAATTTCTAGCACGTTCCCCATCATGTCACGTTTAACTACGTAACGATCAGGACGATACACACGCATCTGTCCCCTTGGGTCTTTAAATAAAAGCGCATTACCTGATACAATTAGAAGCTTTAATGCCTCAAACACAGGAACACGAACTGCTTTACCCTCTATCTCTGCCAATGCTGCACGTTCAATACGTGCTAACCCTTCCTCTACCTGTCCACGATTGTCACCTGCAAGTTCCTGCAAGTCAAAGTCATCAATGGTCAGACGAAAGAAGGGTGTGTTAGGTGGCAGGAGAGCCATCAATAATTTAGAGGCTAGATTGTTTACACCCCTAGCACCAATACCTTGGTAGGGTGTAGCATAAGTTGAGGACGAACTGTGTCCTTCCTCTGGTAACAGAGTAGGGATAGTTAGTCTAGCTGCTTCTCGCCCTCGTTCAAGAAAGGTATCACGTTCACCTTCCAATTGGCTGTAGCGTTTAGCTACTGTACCTAATTCCATTTCCATAGTCTAATCCTTTAGGTAGTAATACCTCTATATGGTGGGATGGCTAACGTATTCTTCTTTTTCTTATAGATGTTTTCTTCTTCATCTATCATTGACTGTTCCTCAGGGTCTTCTACACGTGGGGTTTGTTTATCATCAGCATCCCTGCCCATGAGTTTTTTAGCCTCACCTGTATTCATCAAAGCTAATCCCATGATCTTATCCCTTCGGTATGTTCAAGCCAGAAGAACCCTCTCCACCTACTGCAATAGCTGCTGCTGGTGTGACAAGTTGTTTCTTGCCCTTCTTCCTACGCTTACGTTGTACACCTTCTGTCTCTACCACAGCTTCCATTTCTTCTTCTGTGCCTCTACCGGCAGCAGTAGAAGGTGCGGCAGTCTGTGCAGCAGTAGGTGCTTTAGGTTTACTACCAACAAGCTTCTTAGTCTGCTTTTTAAAACCACGTTCAAGTTTCTTTAGAGGTTTTTTCACAGCACCCATGTTACTGTCCCCCTGTAGGAATCTGTAGGCCAGAACCAGCACTACCTGTCTGTGTTCCCATGTCTGAAATCATATCTGTACGTAGGGCTTTCTTACCCTTCTTCTTTTTCTGTCCTGCAATTCCTACTTCATCACCTTCCAATTCAATGTCAGGAGTTTTAGCTACTGCTGTCACTGGCTTTGCTGGTGCTGGAAGTGGCTTAGGCATCTTTGGCGAAAATAGTCCACCCATGTCTCAATCCTCATATTCTTCGTTGTATAATTCGTTTAACTTATTTACTACTGACTGTTGGCCTCTGAGAAACGCTAATTCCTCAGAGGTTACTTGTGTAAGTGGAAGCCTATTAGGATAAAGTTCCTGAAGTTCGTTTAGTAGAGCCGTAGTAATACCTAGTGTGTATCCAAGTACTTTCATTTTCTTTAACTTTCGCTAATAGGTACAGTTTAGACTATATGTCAACGAGTTCACATGCACCAGCAGTACAGGCTAACGTCTGACTACCACTTGTTGTGTCTACTTTTTCATAGTTTGATAAGGCAGTCCAGTCAATACTAGTAGGCATCTGTTTCTTCAGGTCATTATATGTTTCTTCATCAATGTCCTGATAGGGTGCTTGTGCATACGTGTGGTCACTGTGAGGTAGAAATGAGATACCTGAACAAATGTCAAAGTTCTCATAGACCCATGCACCCACTGCCATCCACTCTGCATCCTTGACTGTGATAGTCACTGATGGTTTGTGTTCGCACCAGTTGAGTGCGTAGTTCTTCCATAACTCTAGCTGCTGTAGTGCAGTCATGTCGTTACGAGTTACAGCACCAGATGGTGACTTAGTAGGGAAGCTGAACACTGTAGTAGAGTCTGGCTTCATCACACATGGTTCAGCAGGGATACCACTATCCTTCATAAACTGTGTCAGTGGGTCTTTGTTATCACCACGAACAGTACGAATGTAGTAAGCACTATGCCTTGCATGAATACCAGAAGCTGTATCAGTAAGCTGCGATACAGTACCAGATGGTTTGACACAGGTGATAGCAGCAGAGGCTGGTACACCTAGCTTGTCAGCGTAGACACGGTTGACATCAATGGCCTGTGCCTTCAACTCTTGTAGCCAGCGTGGGCTATCAACAGTCTTAGATAGTACAGGGTTGTCCATGATGCCTGTCAGTGACACACCTAGTAGTCGTTCTTCTTCAGTATTCTTCTGCCAAATCTTACGCAAGTATGGCATCTTAGTAAAGGTAGACTGTGCTGTACCAAGGATGGTAGCTAGTCGTACCTTACGGCGTAGGCTTTCAAGGTCATCTGTTTCACGTACAACAACCTCTGTTAGATTACAGAACTGGTAAGGGCGTAGGATAATCTCAGAACAAGGGTTAGTACCCCACTCATGTCCTGTCTCCCTACGTCCATTCATCTCTACGTGCTTGTCTGCTGCTGGGCGAGAGAAGATACCACGTTCACCAGACTTAGACTCAACGAGGGATAGCCACTCACGCATGAACCCTTCCATGTCAGGCTTGTCTGTGTAGGCTACGGAGTTATTAGCCAACGCACGTTGACCTTCGTTCTCCCACCAACTACCTGACTTAGCGTGTGCCATGCGTCCATCACTGAGGTTAGATAAGCTGATCATAGCTGAACGGCGTACACCACCCACGACTACAACTTCACCAATCTTACACATGATGTCGTGACACTCAATGCTAGTCAGCTTACGTCCTGCTGCTGCCTTGAACTTAGCTACAACAAACTTGAACAAATCATCTAGTGGCTCAGGTCCACTGGCTCTACCACCAAAAGTCTTGAGCCTAGCACCTGCTGGTCTGATCTTAGACATATCCCACTTAGGAATGTCACCTGAGTACAGGTGTGACAGTAGCTTATGCAATGCCCTAGCCCAGCCTTCCTTAATGTCCTTGACTGCAATGATGTCATCACTAATTTCTAGTGCATCAGGTACA